GTTGAGGAAGTTTTGGATGAGCCAATACAGGAAGATGTTGAGAAAAAACCTGTAGAGGAACTAACTGAAGAAGAAATAGAAGAAGAAGTTTTAGAGATTGTTGAAGTTATAGATGTACCTATTGTTGAAGAGGAACTAACTGAAGAAGAAATCGAAGAGGTCATTGAAGAGTACGTAGAGGAACTAGAGACAGAAGAAGTTATTGAAGTACTTGAAGAAGTAAATGACGTAGGTGTACAACAATTAGACCAGGTATCAGAGGAAGTACAAGAAGTTATTCAGGCAGTAGTAGAAGAAGCTATTGAAGATGTTGAAGAACTGACAGAAGAGCAAATAGCAGTAGTAGCTGAAGTACTACAAGTTGAAGAAGAAGATGTAGAGATTATTGCAGTCGCAGTAAAAGAAGATGAGTCTGTTGCTGAAGCTGTTGAGGTATATGTTGAAAGAGCAGTCGAAAATAAAGATGTAGAAAACTACACCCTTGCCGATGTTGTTACCGAGGTGCAGTTTGAAGAGTTTATAGAAAACCCAATACAAGTACTGGTGGATATAGAAAACATAGATATTTCCAACCTTGGTCAGGATATGACAAGTGACCAAAAGGAAAAAGCACAGGAAGTAGTCGTGCCAGTTATTTTGACTAGAATAGCAAGTATGGCTGCGTTTATATTTAGGAGAAGTTAATGATAAAGAAGTTATGGTCTTGGTTTGTCGAAGCTATAAAAGAGACTTTAAATCTTAGTTGGACTCTTGTTGGTTTAGTTATTGCCACCCTTACTCTTACTGGGAGTGCGCAGCAAATCACAGGATTAGCCACTATAATAACATTAGCAATATGGTTGTTAACCATAGGCTTTAGAAAATAAAGGAGTTAACGTGTGCAAGGTTACCGTAAAAAAAGACGGTTCATTTGTGCAAGTATGCAACTGTAAACACGGTAGTTCCTTTTGTGAGGAGAAAGATGAAATTACAAGTAGTTAGAACTCAATTTGGTAAAGATGCTACTAACGGTATGTTATTTATCAACGGTATCTTTGAGTGCTTTACATTAGAGGACCAATACCAGGCAGTAAAAGTTATGCACGAAACCTGCATACCTGAAGGAACATACGATATAAAGTTTAGAACTGTTGGTGGATTCCACGAGAAATACAAGAAACGATATGGTAATGCTCATTATGGTATGTTGCATTTACAAGATGTACCTAATTTTACCTACATACTTATACACGCAGGTAACACAGATGAACACACATCAGGTTGTCTAATTGTAGGTGAGACACAACAAGACTTAGATTTAAGTGATGATGGGTTTATCGGACATAGCGGAAAGGCTTACGTAAAACTTTACAACAAAGTTGCAAAGGAATTATTACAAGGAAAAAAAGTAAGTATTGAATATATAACAATAACAAGCCTATTAGAGAAACCTGCATCAAATGCTTCTACAGATGACGTTATGCTAACTAGAACAGTGTTAGATAAATTTAACGAAATCAAAGAAGATATAGCAGAAGTAAATGGCGGAGTTATACAGACACAAGCTATGTTAAGAGGGAGGATAATAAGATAATGTTTGGATTTATAAGAGCAAAAAGAGCAAGAAACCAAGATGGTACATTCAAGAAGGATGTAAGGTGGACACCTTGGTCCGAATCATGGGAGTATAAAATGAGCGAAGAACTCAAAGATATGCTTGAGCGTGTGATATGGACATTCGTGGAAGCCTTTATTGGAGCATTAACAGTTGCTCCATTAGTGGGAATTGAAGCGGAAACAGTTCAATTAGCTGCCCTCTCAGGAGGTGCTGCTGCACTCGCTGTTGTGAAAACTTATGCCAAAAAACAAATTGGTGGCGGTTCGCAACAATCAGTAAGTAAGTAATACAAATAGCAAAGCCGAGGGTGTTATCCTTTCTACCTCGGCTCTTGCTACCTTTTAATTAAATGTCAGATGTATCCTCAGAACCATACATGGCATCATCTGCACATTCTCTACAAAGACCATATTGCTTTCTATCAGCAGTTGTTAATTTTGCTACTGCAATACTTCCACAAATCTCACAGGGTTTTAAAGCTAAAATGGTGCTTCCCCTTCCTCAATCTCATCAAGTGAACGTGCCTTTGGTGGTGTTATACCTTTTTCCTCCAATGCAACTGTAGTCAAATTATCGTATGCTTCTTTAAATCCTGGTGGTAAAAACTTAGCGTCTTTGTACCATGACTTAGAATATGTCATACTTCCTTTTTGTTCACCGTTCAAACACTTACCACCTGCAGTACATCTAAAATCTGCAGCACGTGGATTCTTCTTATCTTCAGGCATGTATATCTTTACTGGTGAATAACATGGCTTTGGACAAAATAATACGTTTGAATCAGAGCTTGTCGTAGTTGTGTTGGAAGGAGCTGTTGACTCTGCAACTACGACTTTGCTCTGCTGTTCAGTGACTGTGGTGTTACCCTGCGGTGTAGCTGTATCAAATTCTTCCTCTGTTACATCTCCTGACCACAACTCAACACCTAGCCCAAATCTCATGCATGCTCTTTTAAATGCGTCTGATTCAGCGTCTTTCAACAAAGACCCATCGTTTATGTTTTTGTTATCTAACTTAAATGTGTCAACATCTCCTATACCATCGTATGAATCTGTTCCTAGTTTTATAGTGCCTTTTGCACCAACGATTCTTTTCTCACCATTGTGTGTTCCATATATTGGTTCACAAGTCCAGGAGTATGGTATTCCACTATCACGTAATCTTTCAACGTAACGACTGTGGGTAACATATTTTCCGAACTTTCCTTTGGGTGCATTCTTTACATGCTCCTTTGGAAATGGTTTAAGTAATTTCTTTAGACTGTCCTCATAAGACATATATCTCCTTCCTCTATTACTTAGAGTCTAATATCCTAATATTTGTATGTGTGAGTATTTATGAAAAGTTATTTATAAGATTCACACCTGTCTTGACAGGTACAGATTTATATTCGCCATTTATCTCCACTATGAAGTGCGGTAAACTACCAACACCTGCATACTCTATAGCGACCAACTTTGCCTCATTTTCTACTTCTAGTTTTGGCATATTTCTCCTACTCCATTTTACACCAAATTGCAAGTATTAGTACCCTTTAAATCACAAATTCACAAACAGAGATATTTGTCTTTTAATTACTGTATAATGATGTCAACAGAGCAAAGGAGGTATTATGCCTAAAGTGCCTGAAGAATGGGGTAATAACTTTTACAAGTCAGGGTGGCAACCAGGACTAGAAGTAAATGAACAAACAGGTATAGGTGAAATCACACACGTTGGAACAGACCCAAACTACAGAAATAAGTTTGATTCCATATTATTAGAATGGGGGTTCGACCCCAAGCATTACGAGATAGAGGGTTCAGTAAGAGCATCTTCGTGGAATGTACAGTTAAAAGGTGGCAGAACAGAAACGTTCTACGCTTTCAAAGGAATAGTAAAGAAAAAAAGACCAGGACACGACAAATATTTCAATGCGTTATTTAAACAAGCAGGTCGTAAACCACCACTCAAACTGCGCACACACGGTGGTGATACCGCATTTTTATTTTTCATGGCAGATTGGCAACTTGGAAAAAAAGATTACGGAGTAGAGAATACAATCAAGAGATACGACATAGCTTTACAAGATGCTGTAAACAGAATTAAAGAACTGCGTAAGACAGGTGTTCAGATAGATGAAATATACATGATAGGTTTGGGTGACCTCACTGAGAACTGTTATGGATTTTATGACAGTCAACCTTATAATATTGAACTTACATTGATAGAACAGTATGCGTTGGCTAGGTCAATGATGATGAAAACAGTAGATACCTTTTTACCACACGCAGATAAGTTAGTGTTAGCAGGTGCGCCAGGGAATCATGGGGAAGCTGCACGTTCGCAAAAGGGTCAAGTGGTTACAAATAGATTAGATAACACAGACACCATGCATTTGCAGATATGTGGTGAGATTATGAAAGCTAACCCTGAAAGATACAAGAAAGTATCTGTAGAAGTTCCTGATAGTTTTCATCAGGTGATGGATATAAAAGGTATTACATGCGGATGGACACATGGTCACATGACATCAGGAGGTGGAAGCAATCCTGAAACTAAGATAGAAAATTGGTGGAAGGGTCAGATGTATGGGTTTCTACCTGCAGGTCAATGTCAGATTCTTATTACAGGTCACTACCATCATTTTAGAAGTAAACAACAAGGTGATAGAACTTGGTTTCAATCTCCTAGCTTGGATAAATCTATAGACTTTACAGCAAGAAGTGGTCTATGGTCTCACCCAGGTGTGCTTACTTTTACTGTGAATCAAAAGGGTTGGGATAATTTAAAGATATTATAGTGACACTGGTTCTCCCACAAGGGAGTCAAGCATTTTCTTGAGTTCGTAATACTTAATCATTTCTCCATAAACAATTTCTGTCTTGCCTCCGTAATGTTTAAATATTGGGTCGTAAAATCTATTGTGTTCTTTATCATTTTTTCGAGGAGAAATAGCCATGCTTTCTGCATCAATGTAAAACTCTCGTTCTGCAAGCCGTGCGTCATGCTTGGAAGGAAAGTTGTAAAGTAATTTTAATGTGAATCCACAATGTTCTAACTTTCTTACACGGTCACTAGGATTATAAGTAATACCTACCTTGTAGATGTTTAGCTCTTTGTGATACACACAATACAAGTAGCCGTCTTTATCTTTGTAATTGTTACGTTTGCTTGTTTTGTGTCTTACGTATTTGAGATTATATCTAGCAGTCTTACAGTCATAAGCTAAACAGATTGTTTGATTAGGTTTGTTGGTTACAAATTGTGTCTTACAAATAATGCACTCTTTCTCATACGGACCTTTTAATTTTTTATGTTTTTCGTAAGACGCTTTTGCCCTACAGTAATCTGTGCAGTACATAGCACGAGGGTCAGCACTCCGAAATGTATTTGTGTTACAACCTTTACATGTGATTTCTCTGTAAACTTTTGCAACCTTTCGACTTTCTTTCAAACACTTGTCGCTACAATAAGTATTTTTTCTTGATATTTCTGTATTACAAATTGCACAATATTTTTGGTGTATATATTTCCTACCTCTTTCTATTAAGTTACAATCAGGTGTACAGTACTGATGATTTGCTTTATTTGGTATGTAGTAATTTTTGCATCTGTAAAATGCTTTGCATTTAATTTCTAGTCTGTGATGTGCTGCGTACAATATTGGTCTAATGTTTTTAAGTTCTTCTATACTTTTACCGTAATCACGGTAATTTGCTTTGCATTTCCAATTATCTCTGCAACATTTAGGTGGTGGTTTTCCTGTAGGCAAAATCTCTATTTTTTTGTTACACCAATGACATCTTGGTTCAAGTACAGGTGTAGGTACTTCTTTGTTTCTTTTTTTGTAGTAACTTATACGCTTATTTTTTAAGGCAACTATTCTTCTGTTTTCTTTACTACACTCATCACTACAAGTTTTTACACCATTAGCTTTGACAATAAATTCTTTGAAACAGATAACACAATCTTTTTTTGAACCGTGTCTAATTACTTCTTTGTTCATGCTCCTCCTTTCGGACATGGGGAACGGAGGTGCAGTGTTCCCCACATCATACCTAGTGGTTTGCTAGGAATTTAATTCTTATGAATCTCTAACCAACTTAAATCGCCACCCGTAAACTGTTCAACAAACCACTCTAATATTTTGTATTCATCATTAGTCATGTTGTAATAACTAATCAATACAGGAGATGACCACCAAGCATATTTAAACTTTATGTTTGTGACTTCTTGATTATCTACATCAAACTGAATCCAATACGAAGGTCCGCCTCCTGCAAGTTGCAGTTCATAAGTTTCTATTTTCCTGATAGAGTAGACACGATTATCTAGCTCCTCATACAAGTCCTCATCTTGCTCTCGGTTTTGCATATCTGCAAAGTCCTGAAGCAGAGACTCAAACGTCTTACGTGCTTCTTCTTTTACGTCCATTATTCCTCCTTCGTAATCTTGTACTCTATTGGATTGCTGTATCCTACTACTGTGTAGTCACCTGACATTTGATTGTCTTGTACACATGAAATTATTTCATCAAACGCACAGCTAGTCTGCGTAGGGTTGTAGGTATAAATTATTTTTACTTCTTCTATCTTTATATCCATTACTCCTCCTCTAGTATTTTCTTTATTGCATCTTCAACATCTTGTTCGAGTTGAACATTGTCTAGCTCTATCGAATCTATGTTGTCGAACTCTTTGGCTTCGGGTACATCATCAAGTGATAAGTACACGTTCATTGGTATGTCAATGCAGAAGTCCTCCTCTGCAACCATGTGTGTCACACCTGTTACCCTGTCTTTCAACATAGCAATCCAATACGTACGCATGTACGCAGCAATCGGCTTATTAGCTCGATAGAACTTTGGTATCGCCATGCTCATCACAATAGGTACTTCATCTGATATGGAATACCAACGCATGTTTCTTTCTAGTTTGTCAAGCTCTGAGTGTGGTAACTCGTGCAGAAACCAAGCAGGGTGAACGTTCTTGTCATACTTCATTACAAGTGACGTATCGTTCAACGCCTGGAGTTGTGCAAGAGTAACAGCAATATATCTCGGCTTGTATATATCTATGGCTTGTGTCATAGCTCCTCCTCTAAATCATCCCAACCGTAATCTTCATCAAACATTATCCGTCATAAAATCCTCTCTGACTTACTTGTTCTAATATGTAAACAAGTTCATCTTTTGTTTTGGGATACACTGTAAAAATTTGGTCAAGGTCGGTTCTGTTTCCTGATGCTTTCCAAGTCTCTCTCAAACTCTGCAAGTAAGTTTTGCTTACATGAAAGATTGAGTGTGTACCACCATCTTCCTCATAAGTGAGACAATATATCTTTAGTCTTTCCATCAGTCGTAGTACAAATATTCAGGGTGTTGTTGTTGAAACGTACCACCAAGTTCTGCTTTGTGTGTATCGAACTGTATGTTAGGGTGGTTTTCTTCTAGTTCCTCTAGCTCACCTAAGTTCTCTGTGACTGACCAACCACACTCTACCAAACGTATTTGGTGCATATTTTTACCACCGTTTGATGTGAACTCATTGATGAGTTCGTATGCTTCGTCTGAGTTGTTAGCCTCGACAAAGACTTCGTTTCTCTGCTCATACTCTAATTTGAATAAAGTCATTACGTACTCCTATCTACTATTAGTTTTAATTTGTTAATTAGTTCTTCTTTATCTTGCTCACATGCATCAAGCCAATCTATTTCTTCGGCTATGCAGTCAAACAGATTTCTACTTATGGTTTCACCACGTGTATAGTTGAAACCAATTTGCACGTTCATTACTACTCCTCTTCTCTCGTATCTTCGTGATGAAACAAAATTACTGTATAGTTTTCATCATCATGTCTGCGTAATATTTTTGAATCTACAAACTCCCAATCTGTATGTCCAAACATAATTTCACAACACCTGTCTACTTTCTCTTTATCTACACCAACAAATACCTCGTACCATTTTTTATCTTTTTTAACGAATTTAGGCATTTCTATTCCTCCTTCTACGTATTGCGTCTGCTTGAAGTTGTTTCTTTCTTTTCTGCCACAACATGTCGTTGTAGAGTTGGTCGATTAGTTTGGTTCTTCTCTCTCCTTCAGGAAGTTTGTCAACCCACTTCATGTAATCCATTTTGTTTTTAAAGAAACGTCTGTTCTTCATTACTCCTCCTCCCATACGGAATCTTGATAATCTGTAATCAAGTGTGGATATGTTACCTCATGTAACTGCATTGACCTGACAAGACAATCTGTTGAACAGAAAAATCCTAAGTCATACTCAATCTCACAGTAACCTGTGTCAACATCTTCATTGACAAACATATACACCATGTCATCTCTGTTACGGATACTGTTGTTACATTGTTCACACTCTTCCATGTGAAATCCTGCATTGTGTAAATGCAGCGAGTAACCCCAGGTGTACCTGATAACAGTATCGACACTAACTTTTGAAAACATCACACTCCTCTGTAAGTAATTGATATTTTCCTCCCATTTCAAAATCAATACTTCTAATCTGTGGTTCTTCAAACACAAGATTCATGTCACCAAACTCCACTAGATTTCTCATCTCAAAGTCACGTACTGCATCTACTACTTCGGCATTAGTTCCTTCCATGTCAAAGTAGACTTCCATTTTTATTCTGTACATTGTTTCACCAACTTGTCTGTTTTGAAATGTGCATTTATCTCATCTAACAGTTCAGACATGCGTGTAACAAATCCTGCGAACTCAACTGTATCTGTAAAGACAACGTTGATGAGGTCACCTCTTTGCCCACTTATGTTCAAAAAGACTTCATCTGATAAGTCTTTCATAACTTCGGGTGATGTCCATGAACTACGATACTTGTCGTAGTCAGCTTGTATAAACATATTTATCCTTTCTCTGACGTGTAACGTTACGCCAACTTCCTACTTTCTTGAATAGTTCCCAACACATCTCGCATTTGCCGTCACCAATGAAGTAACCCCACAGGGTATCATTGAACAAACAAATCTCACATTTATATGATTTCGAGTTCATTGAGTCTTTCCTTAATTGCTTTAAGTAATGCTTTGTTTCTTGTACCTCTGCCCATAACACTATCAGCGATAGTGGTATCAGCTTCGATAAAGAGAGCAAAGTCTCTGTAGATACGGTGAGCTAATTCTAAATTACCTGCACCGTGTATTTCTCTAAGTTTGTTACCCATGTTCACCTCCTTGTATATAGATAACTTGATAGACACAGGTCACAGAAAGGAACTGTCGAACGTTACGTACATATCCCATGTCTATCAAGCTACCTACTTACTACTGGCTTACACACTTAAGTCTTAGCAGTTTACGTAGTTCGTAAGTAGCTTCTGATGATGTCATTAAACAACTCAGTCTTGTAGATATTTACTTTTCTTTATTGTTTAATACACTGCTACCTACAGCCCAAGCACGAAAGAGAGATTAAGCACTTGGGCTATGGTACAGAGCTATTGCTAGTCCTGTGTAGATAGCTTGTAACACATTTACTCATAAGCGTTTCCCACGCCCTACTTATAATTCAAACTCGCTATTGTGGTGCGAACTAATCTATAAATGTGCTACAAGCTACCTACGTTCAGTAGTTCGGGAACAGGGCAGTAAACGAACTCCTACTAGTAAGTAGCTAATTGCTTTGGCTATCAGCTTAACAAACCTTTCTCACGTATTGAAGCAATCAAAAACTTCTCCACATTACGAGACCTTCTGTACCTGCATGTGTCCTTACATGTTCCGAGTGCCAATCTGCTGAGTATTCAGATACTATAAAGTTTTCATCTAGGTATGGTATGAGATTTTCATCAATACCCCATACCTCTACGAAATCATTAAATATCGTGTAGCTGTATTCATCTTGACTAACGTAATGTACACAAGCCATAAAGTCCTCGAAGTATTTATCCTCATAGTGTTCTAAGAACACATCATAAATAGCTTGACACTCGTCCTCGTCATAGCTCCCTTGATGTGTTATTACATCTTTTACTGTGTACTTACTCATTGAACTTATACACTCTCGGCTCTAGTGTTCCTCTGTAATACAATTTTTCTTTCAATCTTCCTTTGTGGTCATAACTTCTGACTGACCTGACTATGTATGTTACTTCATCATACGAGCCATCATCATACTCAATTACTTCTGTTCCACCGTTCATTAGAAATCCTCCCATAGTGTCTCTGATTGTTCATCATATTTCCAATTCTCGTTTATCCACGGGGAGTCTAGCTTGTAGAGTTTACCGTGTTGGTCTTGCACAACCACGTCCCATATCTCGTATTCTAATTTTTCTTTATCCATTACTCACCTCTTGTATTTTTAATCTGTAAAGAATATTGATTGCTTCATCGTATTTATACTCATCAATGAGCTTCTTAGCTTCGTTTCTAGCTTTTATATTTGGCTCAAGTTCTTGTTTCATTATCTTTCCTTTCCTAAGTAATACGCAATAGGATTGTAATTTTCCCTTACTTCATCACTTACACCTCTCACCTCGTATAGAGTATCGCTTTCACGATTAGGTTTTTTCCATAAAGGTAGTTTGTATAAATAAAAATACTTATACCCGTATTTGTTCTGTATTTCTTTTAATGTTAATTCTTCCATTAACACACCTCACAATCTTGTAATCCACTAGGTATCGCCATACCACATGGGCAGTAACTCGCAAAAAGTTCTGCATGTGAAGGGCAACAACCTTTCTCAATATTATGGTCGAACCTTTTCACGTATTGATGGCTACCATTTCTAACATAGTTAGATACTTCGTCTTGCAATAAAGCTCTACGTTTTTCTAACTCTTGTACGTTTCGAGTCTCTTTGCAATCTCTACACATACCGTATCGACTAAGGTGTTTACCACATAGCGAACAGCATGGTACTTCTTTCGCATCTATGTCTACGTGTTCTATTCTCATACCTGATAGGTTTGGAATATCTGTACGAGTAATTGTCTTACTTGCACGTATAGTTCTGTTATCCGTTTGTATGAAGTCTACGTCTACAGCAACTTTCATACGGGGGATAGTACTTGTGCGTTTTGGTTTACCCATTGTCAACGCTCTCAAATTCCTGTGGAAAAATTCGCATGTGCATTTCATCAACTGAAATACCTTCCTCGAATCCTGCCCACATCATTTGTATTTGATTTTCTAGCTCTTGTATTCGTTTATCCTTGTCCATGACTTATCCTTTCTCTTGTACGTTATTCACATCTGCAAGCCAAAGCAAATGTTTCCAATAACATTAATCAGCTAGCTTCACGTATTGAATCCTATATTTAAAATATTTATTTATAAATATTTTATGGTTATTGGTTTTATGGTTTGGTTTCAACAGTGAGTGTGGTAACCGTGTGCGTGTGTGTGTAAGAAATGATGTGGTCGTGTGGTTATTCAACAGTGATTGTGGTACTCGTGTGGGGATTATGAGGCTTAAAAAAAATACCTAGTGAGCCGAAACCCACTAGGTAAATTATTAGATGCCGTATACAAGTTCTGTATGTAAGACATCCATGCAATAGGTACAGTCTGCAACGTTTGTAAAATCATCACAGTATGTACAGTCATACTGCTCGATTACTTCTCGAGAAGTTTCTCCAATGTAGTCGTGTTGATTACTTGGAGTTGTTTCTTTGTAATCGAGCTTGACACTTTTCCCGTGTCGGATACTTTGATTGTAGCGACACCTTGCAGGAGCATGTTCTTGATTTTGTCGGGAGTACCTGAATTGTAGCAAGTTTCCCAATCCACTAAGTCGTGGAACTTACCATCAAGAACATACGATACATTGTATCGTCTTTTGAAATTGTCCTTTTCTAGTTGTCGTCTACGTGTAACTAACATCCCGTCTTGGAATTTAGTTGTTGTACCTACTTGGTGAGGTGAATACTCTACACCAGGTATTAGTTTATTACTAGGCATTAGCTAGTCCTTTCTGTTATGTATGTACGTTCTGTACATACTTCGTACTCTTGTATGAAGTATGTATTTGTTTTAATTCTAACTACATATATAAATTATTCAATGAATAGTGCGTACTCTCTCGTTTCGGGAAGAGCGATTAGGCTCGACTAATCGGCACGACTGAATAATAATTTATATCTACGAATTACTGAAAGACGGTAGATATATTCTTATATATCTATTAGTACGAATATAAATAGCGAGAGAGCCTAGCGAACTAGGGGAGCGTAGCGAGTGAGAGATTTGGTATGAGTACTTAAGTCTTGATGTAATGAG